AACTTGAAGAGAACTACTTTAAGTCAACAGGAAGTTGGCCCTCAACCAGCGTCCCGTTCTAAAGATTTAGCAAATCAAATAGGACAATTTGTAGACAAAAAGATAGTTGAAAATAATAAAAAAATACCAAGAAGAAAATACATAGGCGCATCTTCTATTGGTGAGGAGTGCAGTAGAAAGATACAGTATAGGTTTATGAACTATCCCTCTGATCCAGAAAGGGAATTTAACGCACAAACCTTGCGTATCTTTCAGTTTGGACATGAGATTGAGGATTATGCGGCGAAATGGTTGCGTGATGCAGATTTTGATTTAAAGACAGAGGATAAGTTAGGAAAGCAGTTTGGGTTCTCAATAGCAGAAGATCAAATAAAAGGTCACATAGATGGCGTTTTAGTTTCTGGGCCAGTTGCTATGGATTATCCTGCATTATGGGAGAATAAATCGGCAAATGATCGTAAGTTTAAAGAGTTTGTAAGACACGGTGTTGCAAAGACAAACAAGGTATATGCAACGCAAATAGCTCTATATCAAGCTTACATGGATCTATCAGATAACGATTGTTTGTTTACAGTTGTTAATAAAAATACGAGTGAAATATATTATGAGTTAGTTCCGTTTGATAAAAAACTTGCTCAAGAGGCAAGCGATAAAGCGGTAGACATCTTGACTAGTATAAAAGCAAATGACATTCTACCTCGCATAGCACAAAGCAGAGATTTCTTTTTATGCAAATTCTGCGAATATCAAGACTCGTGTTGGGGAGAATAATTAAGATGAAAAAAGTGGAGGGTGAAATGTCGGTAAACACCACCCTCCTAGATTAAAATGAACTTTATGTGGTGGGTACAGAATAATGGCAGTAATAAGACTTAGCAATACTAAATCCAGTAATTTAGCAGAAGAAATCAGTGACAAAGTGCCTCGGAGCGTACAGTTGCAAGCACTGGTGAATACATATCCAAACGGTGTAATCCGTGGAACACAATTTGAGATAGGATCGTTAAACGGTGAAGTAGGTAAATCTCTTAAAATATCAGTCGATGTAAACCGTGCAGACTTTATGCAAGGCATGGATTTCAATACAAACGAGGGTATTGGGGGCATTGCAAAGATTATGATGGAGGGTCGAGGAATGACCCTGAGAGATGTTACAGAATATTTCAGTGATTACTTAGATGGACAAGAACGTACCAGACCACCAGAAAACCCAATAAAACCAAACTTAGATGCACCAGAGCCAACAAGAGCAAAGGTTCAGATAGATATTAATACTCCCTTTGACGGTGAGCATTTCTATGTGTCTGAAGATGGTGAAATCATTTGTTCTGTCCGTAGATACCTTATTAGAGATAACTCTGGTGAGATTATGCGAGGATCGGATGGCAAGGCTAAAAAAGAGTTTAGGCAGTTCTCTGGCAAAAGCACGTTTCCTAAAATGCCAGAGACACGTCCTTTGTATAATATTCCAGACATTCTGGAAGCAGAGCGCGTTATCTGGGTCGAAGGCGAGAAGTGTGCAGATGATCTAAAAGCTATGGGCTACACAGCAACCTGTAACTTAGGGGGTGCAGGCATGTTGTCTGTTAAGTCAGCTCCAAGCTATGACTTCTCTCCATTGCAGGGCAAACAGGTCATTATATGGCCTGACAATGATAGCGCAGGCATAAAGATCGCAAAATTAGTGCAGGATTTATCCTCCAAGGCAGGGGCTACATCCGTAACAATGCTGTCGCCACCTAGAGGTAAGCCTGAGAAGTGGGATGTTTCTGACGCAATCACAGAAGGTTTTGACATTAATAAGTTCTTAAATGAACCACAGCACAAGACTAAACAAAACATTTCTCTCAAAGATAAGAGTTTATTGGTATCAGAAATGTTTGTCGGTAGAGCGCCGGAACAAAAGTTTCTGATTGCAGACACGATCCCCTTGGGCGTTCCTGTTGTTTTTGCGGCGGCAGGTGATTCGGGAAAAGGAATGATGACACTTGATCTCGCTATGAAAGTAGCATCAGGAGAATCAATGCAGAACTCTTTTGGCGGTCTAGTGGCTACTCACGGTAATGTTGTCGTTATGACAGCGGAAGACGATAAAGATGAACTGCACAGACGTATTGAGAGATTAGATCCCAGAGGTAAACGATTTGAGTATGAACACGATCTGAGAATTTTGCCATTGCCAAACTTAGGTGGTGTATTCCCAATGATGCAGAGAATAGATAACTCGTATGTCATGGGCTCAGATTTTGAAAGGCTGTACGAACAGATATTAGAAATTGATAACTTAGCTTTGTTTATTGCCGATCCAATGGCATCGTTTGTTCATGCAGACATAAACGCTGATCCTGCGGCAGGAGCCGCTTTCATGGGTATGCTTGCACAGCTATCCACAGAAACAGGTGCAACAGTCATGGTTAATCACCATATGGCTAAAATTAGAGAGAATGAGCCCATTAAAACGCCAGAACAGGCGCGTAACCTTATCAGGGGTACATCAGCTATTGTAGACGGCGTTAGGTCTGCGTTCTCCGTATGGCAAGTGGACGAAAGGATCGGTCGTGAACGCTGTAAAGATTTGAACATAACATACACACGAAACACCGTATTTGATGGTGGTGTGGTCAAATCAAACGGTCCTGCTAATCGTGATATACGTCACTTTATTCGGAATCAAAACACAGGTTTACTTGAGGATAGATCACAAGATATTCGTAACTTAGCTCTCTCGCCAACCCTACGTTTAAGACAAGATAATTTATACCAGCTTATCGACATGTGTGAGCGAAACGGTGAAGCATTAACTAAAGACGGTAAATATAATGGGGTTCGTGCGCGTTTAGAAACAATGCAACCTATAGAACCATTTGTAATAGATTTACAAAAAGAAGATAACCAGAGTACCACAATAAAAAACACCATTAAAGCACTTGAACAAGCTGGTAGAGTAAAATCATATAAGTTTACGGAATTAGGGCCAACTTCTTGGCTCGGAACTGTGACTGGGCCAATGGCAAATGGAACATACAAGGGGACTACTGCAAGAGATAATCTGTAAAAAAATGCAGAGTTAGTGTTGACGTGTACTACGTTATATAGTAAATTGTGGGAAGAAAGGAGTACGTTATGTTTAAAGTATTCAGAAAAAAAGAAGAAAAACCGACATTAAAAGAAGCACAAGAATATGTCGGAGGGTTAGTTGAAATAGTTCACTGTCCAGCTAAGCCTGATTCTCAGCTTCTAGTTAATGAGGAAGGCTTGCTCTTAGGTCTACCTTGGAACGATGTCGCTACAGAAATGGCTCAAACGGGTATTGTCGGGAACGCTATTTTCTTAGAAGGCGATGCTAGGTGGGATTAGTACTTGATTAAAGTAAATAATGTGGTACTATGAACTTACTTCATAATAACTGCCTTTTCCGATTCCCAAGTAGTTAATTTTAAACGGGTAATCACTATAGAATCGGAAAAACGAATTCGGCGAGCTTGTCATTGGGCTCGCCGTTTTTTTTGTCTGCTGGTATTAAGTCGAAGAATTGTTCGGGTTTATTAGAATGTACAAGCTTTTATTTTTTTTTAGTTTTTTAAAAAGGACAATCCTCATCAGAGTTAAGGTATTCAATACGCTTTTGTAATGCTATTGTCTCACTCCGAAACGCCCTGTCAGTCATTTTATTTTGCACGTCAAAATCGTGACGCCAAAAAAATCGTTCTGAAATTTCTTTTTCAGTTACCAAATGATTTTTTATTTCTACTTTTCTAGCGTCCATAGCTTGAAGCATTACAAGAGGCTCCAAACCTTTCAAAACAACCTTTCTTTTAAAGTCTCGTCGAACTAAAAAATAATTTATCTCGGTGGAATGTTGCGTATAATAATCCACTGTCGCGGGTAAAAGAGTAAGTTTATCCAAAATATCCCTCATATTCCATGTCGGCTGATGCCACACAAAATTAACCGCTTCATCACATTGAAACATCCAAGGAGAAATTAACTTAATGGATGTCCCGTCTTTACCCGCAAACTTTTGATATTGTTCTTGTCGGTGAGATCCTACTCGAAAATTCTGTTTAGGTGTTGTCCATCTATATAAGTTATCGTCGTTTTTATCTAATATCTCTAAGGTGAAATCAGTCCAACACGGGATAACTATAGCTGTTCGGTACATTTCTGTAATGCCATAACAATTTTTTATAGATCCTATCGTTCTTCCATCCTCAAGTTTTACTTCATTCGGAGTTTTCTTAAACCAATCGGGCATGAATTTTGTAGCATAGTTAATCTTAGCGTTATTATATACTCTCTCATCCGTAGTGTAACAGTTTAAGATTAAAGGTTTCACTCTATGTCCTTTTCTAATTTAATTTGTTTCTTTTCTTTTGAGTTATCATATCCCAGACTTCGTGAACAGTATGATCCACCTGTTTACCGTTTATATAGGTACACTCGCCGCCATTGTCTTCGCGCCTAGCACGAAAAACCATGAACCTATTGTCACAAATATAAACAGGCGATCCTTTTAAATCTGTTAGCTCTAAATATATAAAGAAATTACTCAATCTTTAGCCCTATATTTAGCATTTTTTACGAAAGTAGATTTTGACTCTTCTTGTATACCTTTTTTATATTTAATCATCTCCCAAACGTCATTAACGGAATGATCCACATAAATACCGCTGATATAACAACACGGACTATCATCAATATCTTTTTTTCCGTACATAAGTACAAATTTATCGTCGCAAATGTACACGGGGTTTCCGTCTAAACCTTTTAATTCTAAAGTTATATAATCGCTTATCATCGGTATGTTTTCCTTTTATGAAATAATTTTTTGTATAATTGGTAGAAATAACTTAGGTGTGTAAACCTATGAGCCCAATCCTCGTCTTGTGTCCATTCCGTTAGTTTCATTTCCCAATTCTCCCTTTTAAAAGGCACTACTTGAACAACAGGCGTTCCTGCTTGTACCGTATATGAACCTTCTTCTCCTCTAAACTTAAAAGGAAAGTTCATTTCGTGAAAAACATCTGTGTCAACAATAGCAGGTAAGGCTTGGAAAAGACATTCTTGATATTCAATTGGTAAGAATAAACAAGAATAACCTTTAGGCGTTTGTATTCTCCAATTAGTATTATATTTAAAAATCTTATCTTGAACTAATTCTTTCTCAATCGGAGAACCTTTTACTTGATGTCTACCGTGGGCTGTTATTGGAGCAGGGTGTTCTCCAAACTGTCCTCTTTCAAGTCTCCAAGCCCAATCAATTATAGGCCCATTACCTATTATTTTAGCCTCTACCGCTATATCTTGAGACGTTAATATAGCATACCCACAAGTCAAATAATCTCGAACCGGGATACAAGACTTAATGTTTGCGTCTCTTACTAACTCACCTTTTAAATTATAAACAGGAGTTTTTCGATCAGGATCTGTACCTCCAATATGCATTTTCTTATACCAATCTGGTATGATCTTACTCATAGGTACAGGAGGAGGACTTTTTGAATTTAAAAGTTCTTTTGCCGCTTTAAATTCAATTATTTTTTCACTCATTTTACTTCTCCATACCATCTTGAAATTGTATGTACCCTTTTATCATCATCAATAGTCACATGAAAATATTTTTCACTAATTTTAATTTTCACATTTCCGTAATGCATTTGTCTATGATGTTTAGCGCAAAGACACATTATATTTTCTGTCGTATCTGGGCCACCATCAGAAAGCTGAATAACATGGTGAGCTTCCGAATATTGTCGCCCATTTTCTTTTACAAACGAATTGTTTTTTTTATTTTGAGCTTTACATATTTGACATTTATCCTCGAAATGTTGTTTTACTTTGTCTCCAGCAGGGCCACGCTCTATTTGCTTGGACTCTCTTAACTTTGTTTCTATCTCCTCCTTTGACATATAAGGCTTGCTTTTAAAATAATCGTCAACAGATTGTGATTGTTTAGTATTCTTTCCATTTGGATTAAGTAGTTTTACATTTTTAATATGTGTTAAACGTGTGTGTTTACATCCTTCATCTTCAAGATGCGATTTGTCATTGTTTGCAATATTAGCTGTAAACTCAAACACCATACCTTCCTGATATGGAAAACTTTTTTCCATTGTAAAAGGCTTTGGTTCATCAAATACCCAAGTATCATAACAAGGCATATTATCACACATCTCACCTCCGTTTTCCCAATCCCAAAAACCTTTACTGTGAGTAGAATAAACATTTCCATCAACATCTTTAAAAAAGAAACCATTATTACCTTCAAAAAAGTATCCTGTGTCGTCATTAAAGTTTCCGCCATCATTATCTACACAAAAAATAATTTCTAATCTTAAAGGTATTTTTTTATCACCTTTATTATGCATATGTTTTGATTTTGTATGTTTTGATAAAGCCTGTTTTACATCTTCTTTCCAAAAAAGAAAATTTGATTCTTTATCCCAAATATCCCAACCTATATCACATCGTTCTTTTTTAATTAAGAAACCATCTTCATCGTAATATATTATGGCATTTTTATAAGATTTATCGGGAGCAAAACACTCTTCCCACGAATTTTCTACTATCTCTTCGCGACTCATTATCTTCCCACCCACAATCCAAATTGCACTGTTAATAAACAAATTAAAATAACCGACACAACAAGCGCCATGCCACTCAATGCTCTCTTTAAACTTCTCATCCTACGCTTCTCCTGCCAACTTCTTCTTTTCTTTCGTTTCATTTTTATTCTC